GATGTTATTGATTTAAAAGAATCAGAAATAGCAAGAACTTCTCCAGTAGGCATTAGAATAAAAGATAAATGGTATTTGCATAGAACTTATAAACCTGGTCGTAATGGTTGGGATATACCAAATAAGTATAAGGATTAATCTTGAAGCAGCATTTGTGGAAAGATGAAGCCATATGTTTAGGGCTTGAAACAAATATTTATTTTGATAAATATGAAGATCAAGAAGATTCTAGATATAATGTTGATGCACTTTGTAAACAGTGTCCAGTTAGAAAAATATGCTTTGCCAATGGTGTTTCTGGAAAAGAGTGGGGCGTTTGGGGTGGCGTTTACTTAGAAGGTGGAGAAGTTTCAAGAGAATTTAATAAACATAAAACTAAGAAAGACTGGTCTGAAACTTGGCAGTCTTTAACAATGGAATAAAATGTATACAGATTTAATGAAACATGCTGTTCATTCTATCCCTGCCCCAAAAGGATTTGGTGTAGAAATTATTGACAACGATTATTTTCTTACTGTAAAATTAGATGAAACAAAGTTTTTACGTATGGGGCATGATGATAAAATATCAGCACTTCAATATGTTGTAAAACTTAAAAAAGCATTAGAAGATTGTGGAGCGATTGTTTTGGTAACCAGAGAGGCAGTAAAGTGAATATAGTTATTGTTGGTGGAGGAACTGCTGGATGGCTAACTGCTTTATATGCAAAAAAAATATTTCCAGAGCATAACATATCTTTAATTGAAAGTAAAGAAATTGGAATTTTAGGTGCTGGGGAAGCATCAACTCCACACCTTATCAATGTTTTAGATTTTTTAGAAATTCCAACTTCAGAATTAATTAAAAAAACTAACGCAACAATTAAAAATACAGCAAAATTTACTGGTTGGTCAAAAAACGAAAAAGATTTTTTTTATCATCCATTTGAATATGCAAATAGTTTAATTTCTGAGCAACATGGTTATTTGGATAAATTTAAAACAGGAACAAATGTTTTTCATTTATATTCTTACTTAAACAATGTACCTAGTGATCAATATTGTTTTATAAATAAATTATCTAATAATAACTTGGTTCCTTTTATAAAAACTAAGAATGATGAAAATACAAATCCAATAAATAATTATAATCAAATAATTGGATGGTCTTTAAATTTTGATGCTAAATTATTGGCAAAATATCTTGCTGAATTAGCAAAACAAAGAAACATAACAAGAATTGAAGGAAAAGTTGAAGAAGTTTTTTTAAATGTAAATGGAGAAATATCTGCTTTGTTACTAGAAAATAATAACAAAATAAATTGTGATTTTGTTTTTGATTGTAGTGGATTTTCACGTTTAATAATTGGTAAAAAATATTCATCAAAGTGGATTTCATATAAAGATTATTTACCAACCAACAAAGCGCTACCATTTTTTTTAAATAATGAAAAAGAAAAAGAAATACCTCCATATATAGAAGCAATAGCAATGAATTATGGCTGGATGTGGAAAACGCCACTACAGAACAGATATGGCTGTGGATATGTTTTTGACGACAGTCACATTTCTATAGACGAAGCAAAAAAAGAAGTAGAAGAAAAACTTGGTTTTGAAATTTTTTCACCAACAACATTTTCTTTTGAACCAGGAACTTATGAAGAAATTTGGATTAAAAACTGTTTAGCAGTCGGGTTAGCAGGTGGCTTTGTTGAACCATTAGAAGCAACCTCTATTATGCAAACTATTTTAAATTTACAAAACTTTTTTTCAAATAAAAACAACATTTTAACAAAAAATAAACAAATTAAAAATAATTTTAATATTTATAATAAAAAAAGTAGTTTTGCAATAGTAGAATATATCTATTGGCATTATGTAACAAACAAAAAAAATACTATATTTTGGAAAGATTTTATTAAAAATAATAAAATGCCAGAATTAATAAATAACATTTTAGAAATTAGCAAAGAAAGAGTTTTATCTTTAAGAGATTTTGAAACAAACAACAATTTACACTTTACTTGTGAAGATTTTTTATGTGTTCAATATGGACACAAACTATTTGAAAAAAATGCACTAAGCCAATATAAAAATGAAATAATAAATTTTAAAAATTTAAATGAAAATCTTATATATTTGCAGGATACTAATTTAAAGTTTTTTCCATCCCATTCTAAATTTTTAAAAGATATGGGTGGAATAATTGAGTAATTTAAGATATAATATAATTATTAACTTTATAGGAAGTGGAAGATGAAAATTTTATTAAATTATTTTATTTGCAAATTTAAAAAACATACTTTAGTTAGTGCTGGTTCTTGTCCATTTACTGGAAAAAGTTATAATGCCTGTACAAGATGTGGAGCAATGATAACAATATGAAAAAGAAAACAAAAATATTAATACTAATAACCTTGTCTTTTTTAACTGCCGTAACTCTTTGGGCAGCATCTAATCTAAAAAAAATATCTGACTTAGATATTTTTGATGTAGAAGAAGATTAATGCAAACCTTTCTACCATACAAAGATTACAATCAATGTGCAGAAATGTTAGACAATAAAAGATTAAATAAACAGATATTAGAATCTTATCAAATACTAAAGGTCTTATCTGGCAAATCACCTTCTGGTGCTTGGCGCAATCATCCAGCGGTATTAATGTGGAAGAACGCTGAAAAATCATTACGCACATATACAAATGCCATGATTAAAGAGGCTAGGCTTAGGGGCATTAGGACAGATGGCAATGAAGCCAATATAGAGGCTCTAGAGGCCGTTTCTGGTCATCTGTGGGGTACTGATAAGCCAGTCTGGAGCAAGCCATCTCATGTAAATCGTGTCAATATTACCCATAGGGCCAATCTTTATCGTAAAGATCCTATTTACTATGCTGAGTTCTATAAAGATACTATGAGTGAGGATAATAAACCTTGCTGCGATAAATGTTTATACTATTGGGCAACTCATGCCGTTAGAGATAGAGTACAATAGTTATTATGGAAATGACGCTTGTTATATTTTTTGCTACCCTGTCTTTTTCTTTTGGCATAGCCTATTGGGCTACCTTTGACAAACTAAAAAAATCTAATCTATTAATGGCTGAACTTTTTATAAAAAACAAGGCACTTGAAGAATTAACCTCTCAAATAAAAAACAGCATGGGTATGTCTGCTGACTCAGTTCATAAAGAGAATTTTATTAAATTCCTTTCTGATTCTAGAGATTGGGCTTTTGAGTATATTGAGCAATCACAAAAAACAATTAAAGAGGTTTCAGAAGAACTAAAGGATAAAGGTTTAGACAACTATTCTGAAAAACTTTTAGCACTTTTACCAGAAACAAGTCAAGAAAAAAAATAACATGAGAGATGTTTTGTTATCAGTTATTACAGGTTTTGGATGCGGTGTCGTGTTCGCAGCATTCAAATTGCCAGTGCCAGCACCACCAGTTTTTGCGGGAGTCGCAGGAATTATTGGTTTATGGATTGGCTATAAAACACTAACACAAATTATATCCTAGGAGGAATAATGAATAACTTACTAAACGATAAGACAAAGGCAATGCTTGCATCATACGGACGATCTGTCCTTGGCGCAGTGTTTGCACTTTACATGGCTGGCGTAACAGATCCAAAAGATCTATGGGCTGCACTAGTTGCTGCTATAGCGCCCGTTGCATTGAGAGCGTTAAATCCAAATGACAAAGCATTTGGCGTATTGCCAGATACAGGTGCAATTTCGGATGCACTTAGCAAGATTGTACCTGCTAAGAAGGCTCCAGCAAAAAAGAAGGCTGCTAAGAAAAAGTAGTTTGTTTTTGATAAAGGGGGCAAACTTAAAAACTTGCCCTCTTTATTTTTTACAGCGGGGGAATTATGGACTTTGTATACATATGTAAAGAAGGCATTAACGAAGAGTTAAAGTATTCTATTAGATCTGTCATTGAAAGTTTTCCAGATTCAAACATATGGGTGGTTGGCGGTAAGCCTGATTGGTATGTAGGCAATTATATAAATGTAGAGCAAAAGGAATCAAAATATAAAAATGCTGTAGAAAATTTAAAAACAATTTCTACTTCAGATCAGATATCAGAATCATTTGTTTTAATGAATGATGACTTTTATATTATTAAAAAAATAGACAAAATAGAAAACTTTCATGGCGGTTACCTATTAAATAAAATAAACTTATATCAAAAATTAAATGGCAACTCTCAATACACCAGAAAACTTTCAGGAACATATAAAAAACTTAAAGCGTTGGGGTTTGAAAATCCACTAGACTATGAACTTCACGTCCCAATGATTATGGAAAAAGAAAAATTAAAAATAATCCTAGAACTCATTGATCAATTTTTATGGAGATCTATATACGGAAATAAGTTTGAGGTTGGTGGTACAGAGATGCAGGATGTAAAGGTTTATACTTCTGGACCATTAGTTCTTAAGTCTTATAATTTAAACATAGATAGCCATACTTATTTGTCTAGTGCAGACAGTTCGTTTAATAATATATTTAATAAAATTCTTAAAGATAAATTTAATAAAAAGACTAAATTTGAGAGATAAGTTTTAGGTATTTGTCTTTAAGTATTGCTGGTGCAAAGTTGTTAAAACCTAGATTATAAGCCTGCTCTTTATAATTAGTTTTATCATTGATGGACATATACTTGTCAATTGTTTGCGCTAATAAAACATTGTTTGCTTCAAACAAATTAATTCTAACCTTTGTTCTGATTGTTCCTATAGGGTCTGAGTCAACCAACCAATCTTGTGGCAAGATCTGATTATTAGGTGAAACATTTGTCATAAAAACGGGAAGACCAGAAAGCAAAGCCTCATTCATTGGTAAACATAATCCTGCATATCGTCTTGGTAATACCATAGCATCAAAGCCGTTATACATATCTTCCCTGTTTTCTGGGTTACCAATTTCAATCTTTAACCTTGAATCTGTTACATTAGTTGTTATTTCGCTTTGACTTTTAATAACTAATTCATAATCTGCTTTAGAGTGCTTTAGCATATTTATTACGGTTTCAGTACCGTTTCTATCTTTCGCTGCTTTCTTTCCAGCAATGTGTAATAGTCTATTGTGCGATTTAGAAATATTATTGTTTTTTGCAGTTGCAAACAACTCAGGAGTAGTTGGGGGTGGAAGATGAATTACCTTTGTTCTATCTCCAAACATACTTTGAATTGTTTCAATTTGCCATAAACTAGGAGATAGCAAGATAGTTGGTAGTGGTAGTTCTGGGTTTGATAAGTGGCCAAACAATTCATAGTTATATTGAAGAATAGTTTTTACTCCACGTTTGTTTGCAAACCTTATAAAATTTTGATCGTAAAAAGTTTCACAACTTAGGACAACATCCACATCTCCTAAAAACATTTTTATCTGTTGAACAGATGGAAAACCCTGTGTCTTAATACAACTGTATTGGTCATACCACTCTGGGTGTTGTTTATTATTATTAAACGGGGTAGAGTCAATTAAAAGAATTTTATCAGGACTAAGCATATTAACTAACTCTCTAGTCTGATTACCAAGGCCAGTATTATCTGATCTTGCTATGATTCCTAGTCTCATTCTTTATACCCCCAAGTTTCATCGTCTACCGTAAATTTGCGGGTACCCTGACGACCATCTAAATGATAAGAACGTTTAATACTACCTTCAGGATGAT